AAGATATTTTAAAATTAAGTGAGTTGAGTAAAATAGATTTAGTAAATTATTGGAATTTAGATCAATAGTTTTAAGAAACTTTCTTCAACAAAATTATGATTTTCATAATTTACTTTTATAAATTTTTTTTAATAAAATTTGTGATAGTTTTTTTATTGAAAATGTAAAATTTTATATTAAGAGCATAACGCGTCTTGTATTTTTTTTTATTTTTTTTGTTTTAATCATAATTTTACGCTCTTTTTAAAAATTTTTAATTTTTTTTATATAAAGCATTTATGCTCTGTATTAAAAATTAAATTTATTACATATTTTTGTTTCTTATATAATAATTTTTAATTAATATATAATTGGAATTTTAATTTATTTTTTCTTCGCAAAAAGTTTATCCTTCACGCGTGTGGTATTTCTAGTTTTTCGGCAATACTTACGCTTTTTTCCAGAAGTGTATTTGCACTTTTTCATCGTCTTGCACTTACTTTGCGTCTGCTTGCGGCACTTGGATGCTTTTGTGCGCGTGCGATAAAGTTTTCTGCGACTCTTTAAAAGAGTTTTCTTGGCTTGTTTTTTTTTCATCATTCCTCGTGTGGTTACCATTATATAATATAAATAGAAAAAAATATATACTTAATTAATCTCTAAATAACCGCATTAATTGAATATTGTTTGTATTTTTATATTTTTTTCACTTTTATCCGCCTTTTCTACCTTTTTTCTACTTTTTTTAACACTATGTTTTATAATTATATAACCATCTTTTGAAATTTTACTCATTTTCTTCTCCATATTGTAATTATCTCTAAAATATTGCAAAATTATCTCTCCCAAATCATTTTTATACTTTAAATAACAATTGGTTTGAGTTTCATCGTTCACTTTTTTTATTTTATTACAATTTTCTTCCAATTCAGCAAAATTTATCGCATTTTTATCATTAGCAGACACTTTTTTATTATTTTGCTCTTTTTTAACACTTTTTTCATCATTTTTAAGTATTTTTATATCTTCTTGATTTAATTTATAATATATTTCCCTTATTTCCTCTGCTCTATCATATGAACGCTTAGATCTTGTTTTATGAAAATTACCCTCATCATTATAATAATCATATTGCTTCACTAATAACGCATTTCTATCTTCTTTACTTAATTCGTTGTTACTATACTGATTTTCTCCTATTATATTCTCTAAATTACAAAATAATTGTCCTATATTATTTAAGGAAAAATGGGATATAAAGATTAATACCTTGTTTTGCACTATTTCGCGCTCATATGAACGCTTTTTCTGTATTTTTGCTGTAGATATGATTATACCACCCACCGCATTATTGTTTACATCCAACACATCTCTATAAAACTTGTCTACATCTTTGGTTGGAACAGGGTTTTTCTCTAAATTGTTTTTTGATTCCACCATTATCACATGACCCGTATCCTTATGCTTAAATATTATATCACACATTCCACCATACTTACTACCCACATGGCTTATTTTCCACTTATTACCCTCCTCCTTATCATTATACTCTTCTACTAAATTATAAAACTCCTCTTCAAATATCTTACCCTTGTTTTTATTTTCATACTTGTCAAAATATTCCTTATTTTTCTCTTTTAGTTTATCTATCTCTTCTTTATAAACAACCACTCTACTTTGTATTTTATCCTCCATCTCACTCTCAAATTTCTTTTTTAAATATTCATTTGTATCACTCACGCCTTTTAAACATAACTCCATCCTCTGCACCTCTTCTTTTCTACATTTTCTCTCCCTTTCTAAATCCGTTTTTAAATATTCACATCGCTGTTGTGTTTCTTTTACTGCTTCTTCTCTTACCTTATTTATTTTTAATTGATATTGTTTCATTTCCTCTTCACGCTCCGTATACATCTTTTTCTTTATATCCATCTCATTTTTAAAACTGGCATCCTCCATTTCCTTTATTTTACTTTGTAAATTTTTTACTTTCTCTCCCAATTCATTATTTTTTTCCTTTTCAATAATATAATCCACATTTACATTTTCACATGGTTTATGTATTTGATTTTTTTTATTATAATCATAAACTATCTTTCCTATATTTATTATATAGCTTTGTTCTTCATATGTATAGTTATTCAAAGTTTCCATAAATAATTATATTTTATATTATTATTTATGTTTAATTTGCTTTATAATGTTTTATAAATAGATGTTTATTACAATTGACGCGAACCACTATTTGAACGACATGAACTAGCGCGAGAACCAGAACGAGAACGAGAATAAGAACGAGAACCAGAACGAGAACATCGTAATTTACTTGTTGAGTTGCTTGTTGATTTTTTTCGGGAAGGAGCACGAGAACGCCTTTGCTTTCGTTTTCTAGTTTTTTTATATGATGTTCTACCTCTCGGTTCAATATGCGCTAATATATAAAAATGATCTGAACCATATTTCTTAATATTTTTATGCACATCACGAGGAATATCACATTTTCCATTATTTTGCACTCTAAATTTTGTTATTTTCATGTTTTTCACAAATATTTTATCTATTTCCAATCCATCATCATCATTTATTCCTTGCCGTTCAGCATAATCAAACGAACATACCGTTGATTTTTTTCCTTCATAATAAGGCATCATACATAAATCTATACTATTACAATCCCCTCCTATTATACAATAGGCTTGTTTACTACATTTATTGGACACCGCTCTATATAATGCTTCGCGCGCTTCCTTTTTGCGACCACTTAAATGCATACTTATTATTCTTATTACCTTATTTTTATACATTATATCCATATACACCGCATTTTTTCTATCATATAAAGTGCCATCGTCAATTATTATGCCTAATTTACTTATTGTTTCTATATTTTTATTAGTCTTTTTCACCATTATACCATTTCCAAATATATCGTAGTCATAATCACCTTTAAGTAATGTATCTTGTTCATAATATATATCATAATTTCCTGCTATTTCAGCATTTTCATTTAATTTTTCCACAAAATAACGATCGAATTCCTGTAATAATATTATATCTGGAGTTTCTTTTAAGATTTTTCTTATTCTTTTTTTTGTTCTATTTTCAAGACCACCTATTGTTTCATCTAAAAACTTATCAGCAGGGTGTTTAGCAAGCACATTCCAACTCATTACTTTAACTGTCATATTAGTATAATATAGTACAATATAATTTTAAAATTTTAAAATTGTAAATTGACGATACTTTTGTACTTAATTTATAATGTATTCCTCCCATCCAACATACCGTATCTTGTTCTGCTTACACTTATATTTACCAATCAACATCCTACATTATGAGTTCTAATAACAAAACTATCGTTGGTAGCGTTTTAATTGACCGTTCCGGATCTATGGAATTTATTTTGCCAACATTGATTAAGGCACTTAAATCATTTATCGATGAAATAACACTACGCGCATCTGTTGCAAAAGAATGTCAATTCAGACTAACGACATTTTCAAACACAAAAGAAGTCTATTTCCCTTCAAATGAGTTAATGTTTGATAATATTGCCACATTTGGTGAAGATCTTGAGTTTGAAGCAAATGGATGCACGCGTTTAGTTGATAGCGCAATTGAAGAAGCAAATATATTATCCAAACGACTTGATGAGTTAAAAGAGGCCGGCGCCGAAGTAAACTCTTGGTTTATCGTTCTTACGGATGGAGATGATAATCATTCAAAAGCGAACTCATCAGATTTAAAAAAGAAAATTCTTTCATTGAAAGAAAAAGGCGTGAGTTGTGTTCTTATAGCCGCAAATATTAATGCGGAAGAATATGGTAAGTTCTTTGGCTTTGACTCCACTAAATCAGTTCAAGTTGATATGGATACACGGGAAAATGACGACACCAATCTTCCCCCGCCATTATTTCAATGCTTTAGAGCGCTCAGTCAAAATATCGCAGATAACATGGAAGACGACAGGCGAGATATTGGATTTTCACATCTTCAACGCGCTGCTTCTGCTCCTTCACGATTTACTATTGATCCACAAACACAAGTTCCGGTCGCCAAGTCGAACGATGATGAATGGGATGATGATCTATGGAATCTGCCTCCCCCAATGCTAAGACGCAATTAACTTATTACTCCTAACTACTTAAATTCACATTTTCCTTAAAAACTAAAAAACATAAAACAAAAACATAAAACATAAAAAACATAAAAAAACTTAAATTGACAAAAAAATAGAACCATATACATTTTTTATTATACAGTTCATTCCAGTTTAGTGCTTAATACCATAACTTAACAACAAATGGCTTGGCATTCAAAAAAAAAGATAGAACAATTTCTAATAGACAAAATAAATTTATTAAAAAAACAATCGTGCATTAAAGGGAGAGAAAAACGAATCGTTTCAAGAACAAACACATACAGACGATTATATCTTCATCTATATAAACGGTTGCTATTTTCATACAATCATCATATTGAAGATATCACACCTGGTTTATCTAATGCATCATATAACTCATGCAAACGGTTAATTAAAGAATTAAACGAAGAACTTGAATATACAGATGTTGCTTACACTTCTAAACAAAGAAACTACATAATATGGGTGCGTAAAATGCTTCAAAAATATGCATACGAACATAATTTCAAAAATTCGCTAATCATACTTATCCTTAAAAAAAAGTTCAACGGTCACAGCGAAATGGTAAGATCTATTTATTCTTACTTATAACTATGTTTGCGGACGCATTCGTAATAATGGAGGCGGCGACTGCATATCATTTCGTTGGATAGGTGTCGTATATTCAAACTCAATCGGTTCTAGGTCAAGCTCAATTATCTCCTCTAATTCCGTGTCTATAATTGTATTTTCATTTTCATATTGTATTTGAATTAACGCCTGTTTATAATTAAAATTATTATTCTCCAAATTACAATATAACATATTATATCCATCTAATTGCTTAACTACACTTTTTTTTTTCATTTCTATATCGGTTTTCATACTTTTAAACTGTTCTTTTCTTTTTTCCATATACTTTTTCATCTCTCCCTCCGGATCCCTTTTAAAACTCTTTAATTTAAATATATCTTCCTCCAATTCTCGCTTTTCATTTTCCAGAAAAGCTATCGAATTATAATATTGTGTTTCCTCATCCATCAAAAGATAAATACTTCCTGTTAAATGGTCTATTTGTTCATCTAATGCAACTCTTTCACTATTACAACTTACAATCGTATTTCTACACATTGGACAATTATTATGTTTTTTTGTCCATTTCCAAAAACATTCCTTACAATATATATGGTTACACTCAGTATTTACTATATTTTTCAATGTTAAATCGCAATAACATACAGAACATTTCATGATTTTGTTTATTATAAGATTACACTATTAATTAATATTAAAATAAAAATATTAATCAATTTATTATTTAATTAAATAAATGTTTATATTCTGCCCTTAATTTAATAGACAAATCGTCCGGTATTTCATCAAAATCTATTATTTTTTTATTATTTTTATACTTTTTTACATATTCTTCATTACTATCTAACTTGTTTTTAAACAATTCGGCATTTTCATAATACTTTATTGCTGTTTTCGTTCCACATTTCGGAAATACACCACTTATATTATCCGACTTATCACCAGTCACTATTTTTATAAATAAATCCTTCTTTGGATCGCCTGTTGAATTTTTACTTGTTGCCAGAGGCTTAAACCTTAAATTCATTAATTGGATCCGAGGATGCGCCAATTGCAAATAATCCATATCACCTGTTATTATAACCACATTATTTTCTGCGTTTTGCTTTATTAAATGTTTTGACAACAATGCCAAACAATCATCCGCCTCCAAATGATTTAAATACAATATATCGTTTTCACTTACACCCGCCTCATAAAATAATGTATCATACGCCATCTTAAAGAATGGTTTCCCCATAAAAGTTTCATCATATACACGCGTTTCTTTATACGAATCACTATACTTATTGCGCCATATATCTTTACGAGAACAATCTCTCCCAATTATTACTCTACAATCTTTTAATTTTAACTTTTTTGGCATCTCCTTTATCTTATTGATAAACATTTTCTTAAATTTTTCCACAAATAATTCATTTTCATAAGGCACATCTAAGTTTACTTCTTTTTGTGCGTTCTTAAACCAAGCATGAATCGCATAATATCTATAAAAGCAATAATAACTTCCATCAATTAATATATAATTCATATTTATTGTTATCTTATTTTCTATTTTTATTAATATCCATCAATTTATTTTGTTGAAAAAGGGAGAGATGTGTCGATTAAATTGAATTATTTATATAATAATTATGATATTACAGAATTAACCTACTATATAGTATATATAACAATGGATGATACTACGTTAACCTGCTTTAGTTATGCTTGCTCGTCACAATCACCCGAATTAATACAACGTGTAAAATATAGCAACAAAATATTATTACCACCTTCAATACTTTACAAACTGCAGGACGAAACAACAACACTATTCTTTAAAATTACCAATAAAGAAAATAGTTTTGGTCAAGTCTGTGGGGTTCAAGAATTTACAGCACCACCAGGTGTTGTTCACATACCATACCATATTATGGAAGGTATAGGTTTAAAAGAAGGTTCGCAAGTTGATATTCAATTAACTACACCACCCAACGGCAGTTATATTAAACTTAGACCTCATAAAACCGCATTTATAGAACTACCTGATCCAAAATCTCTTTTGGAAGAAGCATTAAGTAGTAATTATCCCGTTGTTACAG